CTCTTCAGCGCCCAGCCATCGGCGTGATCGCCGGTGACGTTGTCGAGCGCCTCGTAGGCGGTGGCGAAGAAGGTCGCCGGGCAGACCTTGCCGCAGTAGAGCTTGTAGCTGTCGCGGCCCGAGCGGATCGCGACGTAGCCCGGCTCGGCTGCAACGGGGGCTGCAACTTCACCGAACAGCTCGGAGCGGGTGCAGCCGGCCCAGGTCACCTTGGCGACGCCGTCGTTCGAGACAGCGTAATGGCCGCCCTCGACATCCTGGGGGCCGACGCGGTCGAGGCAGAACTTGCGGGCGGCGTCGAGGCTCTTGAAGCTGCGGATCTTGTTGACACCGTCGATCGTGGTGAGGCGGATCTTGATGGTCATCTGGGTAACTCCTGGTTCGGTTCGGGTGGCCTGTGCCGCCGTCGACGCAATACATAGGACAGCCTGACCGGGCTGTCAAGCGGTCAATGCGCTGGCCTCTGCGACCAGCTGGGTCAGGCTCTTGCGGCTCATGTGCATGGTGTATCCGGTGCGCTCTTCCAGCTCGACGTAGCGGGCGAACAGCTCGGGGCGGGCGGCCGCGCCGCGGGCGATGTCACGCTTGGATCCCATGATGCAGAACACGCAGGACAGGCGCTCGTTGCCGGCGGCGTAGGCGGCGTGCGGCTGCTGGCCGGCGCCGGCGATCGTGGCGAACACCTCGGCGGTGCTCAGCTCGAAGATCGGGCACCACTCGACCCAGGTGCGGCCGGCTTTGCTCTGGGCGGCGTTGGCCTTGAGCGGGCTGAGCTTGGAGCGGGACACGCTCTCGGCGGCGCGGATGCCGGTGCAGGACACCACCAGGGTCATGCCGCGGGCCTTCATGTAGCGGCGAACTTCACGCTCGATCGGGCCACGCTTCAGGTCGCTGGTGCACTGGCGGTGCGAGGCTGACGGCCAGGACGGCACCTCGGGGCGGCTGGCGAAGCGGCGCTCGACCATGTCGAGGAACGACTTCTCGGCGCGGGCAACGAGGAAGGGAGCGCCGGCGTCGGCGGCCTGCTGCTGGGCCAGCTCCAGGGCGCCGTCCCACTCCATCGCGCCGAGCGAGGCGTGGACGACCAGCATCTGGCTGGCGGGGATGATCTCCAGCAGCTTGATCATCATGGCTTGGCTGTCCTTGCCGCCGGAGTGGTTGACGACGAACAGGGCGTTGCGGGCGATCAGGTCGGCGATCTGGGTCGGGGTGTTCATGGCGGCAGCTCCGTTGTGATGACCCTATATAGGTCAGCCTGTCCTACCATGTCAACACCTATTCTGATCTATTTTGACCACTTGACCGGGGGGTCAGAAAGGCCTAGGTGGAGGGTTTCGAGCAACGGAGCACAGGCAGATGAGCTGGCAAGAAGAACGAACCATGACGCCCAGGCAGTTCAGGGCGGCGATCAAGAGCCTGGGCATGACCCAGGCCGGCGCCGGCCGCTACCTGGGCCTGAGCGAGCGGACAGCTCGGCGTTACATCAAGGGCGATGCGACGCCCAGCGCCGCGGAGGTGCTGCTGCTGCGATCGATGATCCACCACGGTGAGATGCCGATCGTGCCGAAGTGGCACCGCGACCAGACCTGATCTGGACGGTGTCCCAGGAGGCGCGTACTGTCCTGTCCGGGCGGTGCGCGCCTCTTCGCGTTCATGGGCACAGCATGTCAGGTGGCAAGAACAGCCCGATCGTTGCAGCCGGCGATCAGGCCGTGCGCAACGACGTCCACGCGGCGATGGAGGCGGCCGTGCGTGCGGCCAGCGCCCAGCTCAACGACAAGGTCAACCCGCTGATGCACCGGCTCATTGTTCTGAGCGCCAGGGTCGATCGCCTGGAGCAGCAGCAGCAACGTAAAGATACCCAGGAGCTAAATGGCTAAAGCACCAGCTGATATCCGTTCATTGTGCCGGGCCTACACGCCCAGCACTGTTCGCATTGTGGCGGCCATCGCACAGAACACGAAGGGCCAGGAGGACGCACGCCTGCGGGCGATCCACATGCTGTGGGAGCGCGGCTGGGGCAAGGCGGTGCAGCCGGTGACCGGCGCCGATGGCGAGGACATCAAGGTGACGATCAGACACATCATCGAGGGAGGCGGCAAGTGAGCAGCTTAGGAGCAGCGCGTGTGCGCGAGAACTTCAATCCGGGCGGCACCAGCATGGTCGACAAGATCAAGCGCTACACCGCCGACTTGATCGATCTGTGCGAAGATCTCAAGCGGCTCGACCCGCGGCTCGCGGCGCTGGCACAGACAGCTTACGAGGAAGCGGCGATGTGGGCGGTGAAGGCCGCGACCACGCCGTCCGATCAGAACGTGCAGAGCCAGCGATGAGCGAGGCGAGCTACGAGATCGACAACCCGTTCCGCATGTACCGGCGCACGCAGATCGCCGAGCTGCGCTACTACGTTCCCGGCGAGAGCATGAACCACGTCGACATCTCGACGGCCGATCAGCAAGCAGGCTCGCCGAAGCTGGGTGACATGATCGCACGCAATAGGCACAACCACGCTGACCAGTGGCTGGTCGCGGCGCAGTACTTCAAAGACAACTTCGAGCCGGTGACGTGATGCTCGGCCCCGTCACACAACCTGATGGGACGCTGACGCCGCTCTGGGTCTACGTCGCCGGCACGATCGGCGCGATGCTGATCGTCGCGGTGCTGGTGGTGGTGACATGAGCGACAACGCGCTGCTGGCAATCATCATCGGCGCGTTGATCTCGATCGGCGTTGTGGTGCTGGTGATCTGGCTGGTGAGCTATGCCTGAGATCACGCTACCCAACAACGGATGGACGCCGCGGCATCACCAGATGAAGCTGTGGCAGTACCTGCAGGCCGGCGGCAAGCGTGCCATGGCGGTCTGGCACCGACGCGCTGGCAAGGACGACGTCTGCCTGCATCACTGCGCCGTCAAGGCGATCGAGCGGCCGGCATCGTACTGGTACTGCGCACCAGAGTATGCGCAGGCCCGCAAGGCGATCTGGACCGCGGTCAATCCGCACAGCGGCAAGCGGCGCATCGACGAGGCGTTCCCGCATGAGATCCGATCGAGCACCAACGAGAGCGAGATGTTCCTGCGTTTGGTCAACGGCTCGACCGTGCAATGCATCGGCTCCGATCAGTACAGCTCGACGGTCGGCGCCTCGACCGCGGGCATCGTGTTCAGCGAGTACGCGCTCGCGAACCCGAGCGCCTGGGCGTATTACAGACCGATCCTCGAAGAGAACAACGGCTGGGCGATCTTCATTACGACACCGCGCGGCCGCAACCACGCGCACGCGATGTTCAAGCACGCGCAGCAGACGCCGAGCTGGTTCAGCGAGCTGCTGACGGTCGAGCAGACCGGGATGCTGACGCCGGCGCAGCTCGACGAGACGATGAAGGAGATGGTCGACCTGTACGGCGCCGACGCCGGCCGGGCGAGCTATCGCCAGGAGCTGTACTGCGACTGGACCGCGAGCGTGCTCGGCGCCTTCTATGCGCTGGAGATGGCGCAGGTGCGCGAGGAAGGTCGCGTGCTTGAGGTCGACGCGCTGCCCGACCAGTACGTTCACCGCGCCTGGGATCTCGGGGTGACGGACGACAACGTGGTGATCTGGTTTCAGCTGCAGGGTGCGCAGCTGATCATCCTCGACGTCTATGTGGCGAGCGGCGTCGGCCTCGACAGCCACCTCGTCGCGATCGAGCAGCGCGAGCGCGACTACGGCTGGATGCGCGGCCACGATTACGTCCCGCATGACGCCAAGGTGAAGGAGTGGGGCAGCGGCCGCACCAGGGTCGAGACGATGCAGCAGCTCGGCCTGCATCCGCTGATGGTGCCGTGGGCGACGCTGGAGGACGGCCGCAACGCGGTGCGCCGCACGCTGCCGCTGTGCGTGTTTCATCCGCGCTGCGAGGACAAGCTGATCGCCGCGCTGGAGCTGTATCATCGCGAGTGGGACGACGAGACGAAGGCGTTCCGCGCCAGCCACGTCCACGATTGGACGTCGCATCCGGCTGACGCCTTCCGCTATCTGTCGCTGGCGTGGCGGCACGCGCCGCTGCGCGAGGTCAAGGTCGAGCAGCCGCGCGGCTTCATGATCCCGCCGCCGGCTGAACCGCGTGGAGGGCTGCGCCTATGATCGACGACAACGACAACCCGAAGCCGGCGCCGGCCGACGAGAGCGTCGACGATCAGGACTACAACCCGAGCGTCGAGCCGAAGAGCGCCAAGGCGTGGCTCAACCTGCTGACCGAGAGCGAGGACGCCTTCGAGCAGTGGAACGACCACTGCGACAAGATCGACAAGCTGTTCGCGTCGCTGGAGCGGCTGTCGAGCATGACGCGCGACAAAGAGTTCGCGATGTTCTGGGCGAACTGCGAGGTGATCAAGCCGAGCATCTACGCCAAGCCGCCGCAGCCCGTGGTGGTGCCGAAGTTCAAGGACCGCCGGCCGGTCTATCAGGCCGCCAGCGAGATCGCCGAGCGCTGCGCCGTGGTGGCGTTCGACATCACGCGCATCGATGACCTGATGAAGCTGGTACGCGACGACGTGGCGCTGATCAGCCGCGGCGTGCTGTGGGCGCGCTACGAGAGCGCCGGCAAGGGCTACTACAATCGCGAGAAGGTTTGCCTCGACTTCAAGCACCGGCGCGACTTCCTGCACTCGATCTCGCGCAACTGGGAAGAGGTCGGCTGGGTCGCCGGCGCCAGCTACCTGACGCGGGCGCAGGCGCGCAAGCGCTTCCGCAAGACCAGCGGCGACGAGTACCAGAACGCCGAGTACCGCGTGAACAAGGAGAGCAAGGAGGTCGGCGGCGCCGACAACCGCGAGCGGGCCAAGTTCTGGGAGATCTGGTCGAAGAAGGACCAGCGCGTGCTCTGGGTCGCGCAGGGCTGCGAGAAGATCCTCGACGAGGACAACCCGCATCTGGAGCTGTGCAACTTCTTCCCGTGCCCGCGGCCGGCCTACGGCACGGTGCAGCGCGGCTCGCTGATACCTGTCCCTGATGTGCTGCAGTATCGCGACCAGCTCGATGAGCTGAACCTGCTGACCGGCCGGATCCACGCGCTGAGCGACGCGCTGGAGGTCAAGGGCTTCTATCCGGCCGGCGGCGCCGAGCTGGGCGACGCGATCCAGGCCGCGATCAAGGCCAAGACGCCGGGCCGCCTGCTGGTGCCGATCAGCAACTGGGCGGCGTTCGGCGGCTCGAAGGAAGTGATCATCTGGATGCCGATCGACATGATCGCGCAGACGGTGACCGGCCTCGTCGCACTGCGCAAGCAGGTGATCGAGGACATCTACCAGATCATGGGCCTGTCCGACATCATGCGCGGCGCCACCGACCCGGCCGAGACGCTCGGCGCCCAGCAGCTCAAGACCGAGTACGGCTCCAAGCGCATCAAGGACAAGCAGCAGGAGCTGGTGCGGCTGGCGCGCGATCTGGTCGAGATCACGCTCGACATCATCACCGACAAGTTCAGCCCGGTGACCATCATCGAGATGTCGCAGACCCAGCTGCCGACCCAGCAGATGGTGCAGCAGAAGATCGCCGAGGTGATGAAGCAGATGCAGGCGCAGCAGCAGCAGGTGCAGACGCTGATGCAGAACCCGCAGGTGCAGCAGATGGCGCAGCAGAACCCCGAGCAGGCGCAGCAGATCGCCCAGCAGATGCAGAAGGCGCAGGAGGCCGGCGTCCAGACCATCAACCAGCTGCGCGAGAAGCCGACGATCGAGCAGGTGCTCAAGTTCCTGAAGGACAACCGCGCCAAGAGCTTCGTGCTCGACATCGAAACCGACAGCACGATCATGGCCGACGAGAACGCCGAGAAGCAGCGGCGCACCGAGTTCATCGGCGTGCTCAGCACGCTGCTGCCGCAGCTGTCGCAGATGATCAGCGCCGAGCCTAAGACCGCCGAGTTCTGCGGCGAGCTGCTGAAGTTCGCGACCGCGCCGTTCCGCGCCGGCCGATCGCTCGACGGCACGATCGACGAGCTGGTCGAGCAGATGAAGATGAAGAGCACGCAGCCGCAGCCGAACCCGGAGGAGGAGAAGCTCAAGCTGATGAAAGAGATCGAGATGGCGAAGATCGAGCAGAAGAAGCAGAGCGACGCCGGCGATCTCAAGGTCAAGCAGGACGAGCTGGTGCAGAAGGACCGCCAGCATCAGGAGACGCTCGCCAACGAGCGCCGCATTGCCTGGGCCAATGCCCAGATCAAGCTGTCCGACACCGAAGGCAAGCAGCAGGTGCAGGCGCAGAAGGTGGTCGAGAGCCGCGAGGCGCATCAGATGCATGTGCTGGAGAAGAACCAGGACATGGCGCTGAACGCGCAGAAGGCGCAGCAGGCGGCGCAGCTCGCCAACCAGCGATCGAGCGAGCAGGCGCAGCGCTCAGCCGACCAGCGCGCGCAGCAGCAGCTCAAGATGACGCAACCGCCGGCACCCCGGAGGCAGTGATGGCCGACGACGACTGGATCATGGGCGAGCTGGCGCGGCAGGATAACTACGAGGCGATGCCGGCGTCGACCAACATCGACGACCGGCGACCGACCAGCCTGCATGAGTTTAGCGGCAATGAGCCGGTGATCGTGCCGGGCTACATGCGGCCGGCCCGCGGCTGGGGCGACCTGATCGACCAGAGCGCACTGCAGATGGACGCCGGCCGCGATCGCACGTTTGGCCATGACCCGCACGGCTTCAAGGCGGCGATCGACAACCCGCCGCCGCAGGCTTTCCCGCATCCGCTGCAGGCGTCGACGGCCGATCAATTCGAGGGCCGCCTCGCCAGGAAGGAGAGCCTCGACGAGTTGGACCGTATCGTCGACCGTGCGTTCCGGCAGAACCCGCCGCCGCAGTGGGCGCAGCGTGACCTGCCGCAGCGGACCCAGGCCGAGCTGGATGCAGCTTACGAGGAGCTGCTGCGCAACGCGCCGCCGGTCGATCCTCGCGCCGGACGGCCAACCAACGATGAGCAGAGCGTGATGGCCGGCCGGCCGCCGATCCAGGGGCCGCCGGCGCCGTCGCCATACCCGCCGCCAGGGCAGCCGTGGCCAACGCCGCGCGGCAAGCCCGGCCCGATCATGCCGCCGCTGCCGTGGTTACCGCCGGACTGGAGGAACTGATGGCCTACGAGGATGACTGGGTGATGGGCGACCTGCTGGACCCGAACCAGTACGGTCAGGCGCCGCTGCGCATTACGGTCGGGCCGCGGCCGCAGCCGGTCGAGGACAATGCGCCACCGGCCTGGGGCAATGGCGCCGTGCCGCGGCAGCTGCCGCCGGAGTTTGCCCTGCCGCCGGAGGCCGAGCGGCCCGGCATTGTCGAGCGCAGCCTGCCGAAGGTCTACACGCCGGAGCAGCAACAGCAGCAGGATGTCGCCAAGGCGGCACTGAACCTGACGCCGATCGGCTCGATCGCCGACATGTGGGACGCACCCAGCCCCCTGCACTTTGGTGTCGCCGCGGCTGGCCTCGTACCGGGCGCCAGGGCGGCCAAGGTCGCCGGCAAGGCGGCCGAGCGGGTCGCCGGCTTCGCCCCCGGCGCGTTGGCTGAGCCGCTGCGCATGCCGGACATACCGAAGCTCGCCAAGCCGCTGTTCGACGCCTACGGCCAGCCGATCAAGGGCGCCGCCTTTACCAAGCAGAGCCGGGCGATCCTCGACGAGATCGCCGCCGGCCCGAAGGGCGCCGGGCCGATGGATCTGTCTGGTCCACTGCGTTCGGACGTGCCGCAGGTGGCGATGGAGCGCTATGTCCCCAAGCACGGCGTGACCGATCGCCTGGAGGATGCACTGCGCATGAAGCGGGTGCAGCAGGGCGTGCGCGAGAGCGTCGAGACGGGCATCGGCTTCGGCGCCGACAAGTGGTACCACAACGAGCCAGTGCGGCAGGCCTTCATCAAGGAGCTGGGGCCGCGCAATGGGCCGGTCGAGTACGAGCGGTTCATCGACATGGTGGCGGCGACGTCGCCACGATCGGACGTGCCGACCAACATCCGCAATGCCTCGTACCACTACATGATGAGCAAGAAGGGCCTGCCCGAGGATCTGCCGTATCCCTACGGCCATGTCGCGCAGAACCTGCACCGGCAGAACCACGCCACCGTGATGTCGCCAGAGGGCTGGGACATCTTCAAGAACACCAAGCCGGCGTCGTTCTCGCAGAACCTGCAGGGCAACCTCGTGCCGGGCACGATGGACACGCACGCCTTCCGCAACATCGGCATGCGCACGCGCGATCCGCGGTTCTTGGAGACGTCGGTGTCGGCCAAGTACAAGCAGGGCACCGACCCGACCAAGGACACGATTGTCAATCGCTACGGCGAGCGCGACGGCGACACGGTCAGCTTCCGGCCGCAGCAGCTGCACGAAGCCGGCAGGCTCAAGATCAAGGATGCACTGCAGATCCCATACTTCTGGGTCGCCAAGCCGCGTGCCAACGAGTATGGCGCCGCCGAGAAGCTCTACAGCGAGATCGGCCGCGACTTCAAACTGCCGACCGCCGACGTGCAGGGCGCGGCCTGGGCCGGTGCTGGCGGGCTGACCGGGCTGGGGACGGTGCCGACGCACACCTTCCCGCAGCTGCTCAACGAACGAATACTGTACACCGCACGCATCCGCGGCGAGGATCCAGCCAAGACGCTGTCCGACTTCATCCGCAAGAAGGCGCCGCTGCTCAGTGTCGGTGGCGCTGCCGCCGGTACTGGTGCAATAATGGGCGGCGTCGCGGATCCAAGCAGCTACTCGAATGAACTAACCCAGTGAGGAGAGCCAGATGGCCCAGAGCGCATTGACCGTGACGCCGCCAAGCCCGACGCCGCCGACCAACATGTCGTTCACCGGCGCGACGCCGCCGAACGTCCCCAACTACACGAAGAACACCTACAACGACCCGAAGAACTGGTCGTCTGTGAACCCCAAGGATTTCCCGCCACCGTTCTTCGACGATGGCGCTGCCGGTGCGTTGACCGCGTTCGCCGCCAACACGGCCGCCTTGGCCTCGGGATCAGGAGCAACCGCCGGCGGCACCGAAGGCACCTACCCTGGCGCCGGCGGCGTGACGCCGCCCAACGTCAACTTCAACGGCGCTGTGCCGGCCTCGACCAGCGTCCCGCATGAGGGCGCCGGCACCGAGGTGGTGGTCACCGCGCCAGGATCCAGGGTCGAGTGCCCCACGGTGATGGTGTCCGACCTGGGCAGCTACACCAACAACCCGAACCAGCAGCACGCCAGCTCGCTGTCGCCGGCGACCAACCCGGCGCTGACCTCGATCACGCCCGGCTCGACCGTGTCCGGCGTCGGCGCAACTACTCTCGGCGCGACCGGAACCAACTTCACCAAGCAGAGCGTTATCTATGTGAACGGCGTAGCGCAGACGACCACGTTCAACTCTGCAACCTCGCTGACCGCGCCCGCGGTGACGAAGAAAACCTCCGCGGGGCCGTGGCCTGTGGTCGTCATCACCGGCGGCGTCGTCACCACGGCGCCGCAGACATGGACGTTTACATGACCACGCAGCGACAAGAGCAGACCGGCCGGCCCGAGCCGCGCCGCAACTACGACGAGGACGGCGCCAAGCGCGTCGCTGCCGATCGAGCAGGGGGCGACAACCGCCTGCTGGTCGATCGGCCGTTCGACTTCATCGAGCACACCAAGCCCGAGGACCGGCTGCCGGCCGACATCAGTCGCGGCCAGATCACCCGCGACAACGTCAACCCGAACATCCCGAGCGCCGAGCCTGGGCACGGGCCGATCGTCGACCCGGCTACGCTCGGCATGGAGCACGGCGTCGCCGGCGCCGCGGTGCCGAAGATCCCGACGCCGGGTGCGCCCGACCAGCACGCAGCGCCGATCGAGGGCATGGGCAGCCTCGCCAGCATCAACGAGCCGCCTGGCTCGACGCTCGGCAGCAACATGAACCCGGACGGCACGCCGATCGGTGGTGGCGGTGGCGGCGAAGAGCTGCCGGCGCTCGCGCTGACCGACATCAGCCCCGACAGCGTGCCGGCGCAGGCTGATGGGCTTGGCACCTTTGAGTTGACCGCGACCGGCGGCGGCTTCGACGCCGACAGCGTGATCGTGTTCAACGACGAGGATATGGAGACGGTGCTCGTCTCCGAGACGGTGCTGACGGCCAACATCCCGACCGCGATCGCGGCCGCGACGGTCGACGTCGAGGTCGCCCGCGGCGATGACCTGTCGGACGCGCTCGCCTTTGAGTTCACCGCCGTCGCCGGTGATGACGAGACGAGCAGCACGCAGCAGAAGCGCGAGAAGAAGCCGCCGGTGCGCAAGCCGAGCAAGGGCAAGCGGCCGGCCGACAAGCGCAAGGGCAAGTCCAAGCGCTGAGCGGCGCAAAGGCGGGGGGCAGGCGATGGGTATGCCGGTTGTGACCGTGGTTGCGGGCGGCATACCTGTCACCGAGGTGACCAGCGGCGGTGCGCCGGTCACCGAGGCCACCAACAAGTACGGCACGCCGGTGACCAAGGTCGCCGCCGGCGGCTGGCCGGTGAACTACGGCGGCAGCGGCGGTGGCGGCGGCGCACCAGCGTGGACGCCGGCCGATCTGGGCGCGGCGTTGAAGGGCTGGTGGAAGGCCGATGTCGGCGTGACGTTGAGTGGCGCGAACGTCACGGCGGTGGCTGATCAGAGCGGCAATGGCAAGACGCTGACCAACTCAGGCGTCGTGCCGTTCAGCGCGACCGGGTTCAACGGCAAGCCCACGTTCAACTTTGTTGCGGCCAATAATGCCGGTCTGCAAAACCTTAGCTTCACCGGGCTTGGCACAGGCGTGACAGGTTCGGTGTTCATCGTTGGACAGTTCAGTCCATTGGCTAATGGCGCTTACGGCAGGGCGGTCAGCTTTGATGGTACCGGAGGTGGTGACACTGCAACCATTGCGAACGCTGCTTGGATATTTATCCCGGCAGGGACCAGCAACGTAGCGACATATCGCGCTGGGTTTTTGGGGACGTATCTTGCCGTTGTCTCGACCAACTACCGCATGGGTTCGATCTTCGACGGCGCTAACAATATCGTCTACGTCAACAATCTACCCAGCACGCCAGTGGCGTGCGCCGCTCCTTGGGGTAACACCACTGCCAAGTTCGGGATTGGAAACGGGTTTGCCGCATCGTTTGGCGGTTCTGCATGGGACGGCCCGATAAGCGAGATCATTGTCACCAACACCGCGTTGTCGCTGGCCGAGCGCAACTCGCTCGACGGCTATTTCACCGGCAAGTATGGCATCTGAGATGACGACGCTGATTGAGATCGAGCCGGGACGGTGGCGCGTGGCGCGTGAGCGGACGCCGCCGGCACGATCGCCATTGCCGTGCCCAAATCTGATCACAGACGAGATGCCGGCGATCGAGCAGGTCGACGGCCGCATGTACACTTCCAAGGCGGCGTTCCGCGCCGTGGGCCGGGCGCATGGCCTGACCGAGGTCGGCAACGAGCGGCCGGCGCCGAAGCAGCGATCGACCGATACCAAGCAAGTCAAAGCCCAGCGCCGTCACGCGCTGCAGAGGGCCGTCGAACGTGTCAGGGCGGGAACCGCCCGATAGGAGACGACCATGTCTGACGTGACAGTAGCGCCTGCTGCCTCACCGGCGCCGGCAGCGAACACCCCTGCGCCGGCTGCCGAGGTGGTGGTCAATCCGAACCCGACCCAGACGCCGACGCCGTCCACCAACACGCCGCCCGACAAGGCACCGGAGACGAGCAAGACGCCCGGCAGCCGGCGGGAGGCGATCCAGGCGGCGTTCGATCGGGCGCAGAAGGGCAAGGAGCCGGCCAAGCCGGCCGAGGCCAAGCGCGGCCACAACAACCCGCCGGACGACGAGCCAGAGCTGCCGCTCGACCTGAAGAAGCCGCCCAAGACCGAGCAGCCGCGCGAGCAGGGCCGGTTCGCCAGGGCGCCGGACGCCCAGGCGCCGGCCAATCAGAAGCCCGGCCAGCCCGGCCAGCAGCAGGCCCCTGGCCAACGTCAGCGGGCGCCGGTCGCCCGCCTGCCCGAGGGCACGCCGTACCGGGATCCGCCGCCGCGGGTCGCCGAGCACGCCAAGGCTGACTGGGCCGCGGCGCCCGAGACGGTGCGCGGTGAGTTTCACCGGCTGGCGCAGGAGACGGACAACATCCACCGCGCCTACCGCGGCGACTACGAGGCGATGGAAAGCATCCGGCCGTTCCAGCAGATGGCAGAGCAGCATGGCACCACGCTGCAGCGGGCGCTGACCAACTACACCTCGATGGAGCAGAAGCTGCGCACCGACGTGGTCGGCGGCCTCGACGTGATCGTCAACAACCTGAACCTGCGCACCGCGGAGGGCCAGAAGATCGGCCTGCGCGACATCGCCTACCACATCCTCAATCAGTCGCCCGAGCAGCACAAGCTGGTGCAGAACAGCAACGCCCAGACTGCCCAGTCGCACCAGATCGGGCAGCTGCATCAGGTGGTGCAGACCCTTGCGCAGAACTTCCAGCAGATGCAACATGCGCAGCAGTACGAGCGACAGTTCGTCCAGACCCGCAGTGCGGTCGACATCTTCGCCGACACGCATCCAAGGTTCGACGAGCTGGGGGAATTGATCGAGCAGGAGCTGACGCACGGCTACACGCTTGAAGAAGCGTATGCCCGTGCCGACCGACTGCAACCGCAAGACCCGACCCGAGCGGCTCAGACCCGCAACCCATCGGCTCAGACCCGGCAAGACAAGTCCATCTCAGGCGCACCAGAGAGCGGCCCCTCAAACGGGACGGTGCGCAAGAAGAACGAGAAGGACAAACCTAGCGGACGCCGAGATGCCATTGAGCGTGCCATCAAGCGCGTCAATGGCTGAGTTGCACATCTGAACCCCGGAGGGGCACATGCCCAATATCGCCACCGCAGCTGCATATCAGCAGGTGCTGTCGATGACGCTCGAAGAGCGCTCGTCGAGCTATCAAGATCTCGTCTCGAACAACAACGCGCTGCTCGCCGTGCTTCGCCGCAAGGGCGCGTGGCAAACCTACAGCGGGCCGCGCATCCGGCAGACGCTGCAGATCGGCAAGCAGGTCGCGCAATGGTACAGCGGCTATGACCAGCTGCTGAACCCGGCGATCGATCTGTTTAATGATGCGTACTACGACCCCAAGATGGTCGTCGTTCCCGTCATCCTGTCGATGCAGGAGATCCTCAATAACCAGGGCGACAGCCAGCTCATGGATGTCTACGACAGCTACATCGGCGCCGCCGAGAAGTCGCTGGAGGACACCATGGATGCCGCGCTGTATGGCGACGGCACCGCCAACGGTGGCAAGCAGCTGACCGGCCTCGCGACCGCGATCCCGATCGTCACCAACAGCGGCACCTACGGCGGCATCGACCGTAACAGCGCCGTGATCTGGCAGACCAAGACCTACGACGCACAGAGCATGGCGACGGCGATCGGCACGCAGGTCAACAGCACCACGGTGCGGCCGTTCCTGTCGTTCATCATGAACAAGCAGTCGCGTGGTCGCGACCACGCCGACCTGCTGATCATGTCGCCCGAGCACTACGCGGCGTATGACGCGGCGACCGTCGCGATCCAGCGGCAGACCAACGAGACGTCGATGGGCAAGCTGGGCTTCACCAGCCTGGAGTACATCGGCGGCGGCAAGCGGGCCGAGATCGTGCTCGACGGCGGGATCGGCAGCAACATGCCGGCCAACACCACCTTCGGCATCGACACCAGCTCGCTGAAGCTGCGCTACCACCCCGACCGCAACTTCGACAAGGTGTTCGACGGTGACGGCCAGATGCCGATCGACAAGGACGCGATCGCGCAGTTCATCGGCTGGATGGGTGAGCTGACGATGACCAACCCGATGTTCAACTGGAGGTTCTACGACAGCAACCCGGCTGCGTGACGCGACAGCCGAGTAGAGGAGCAGCCGCCCGCAGCCCTGTCTGCAAGCAGGGATCCCCCGTTTCATACCGCGGGCGGCTGTTCTGAATTGAAGTAACAACATGGAGTAGACAATGCCTGCGCCTCGCGACACCGACGCTGCGATCGTTGCCACCTTCCGCCACCACGCGCTGCCCAATGCCGCCGCGACCGCCAAGGCGGGCCGGCCGATGTTCGACGACATGGAGGTGGTCGACATCCGCTTCGCCGGATCCAGGGCGATGAGCACGTTCCCGGCCGCGGCCGTCTCGCACTGGGTGGACAGCCCCGAAGGTGGCGAGCAGTCCGCGATCACCTACGCCGAGCGCTTCCAGCGGCAGTACCGTCAATTCAAGGAGCAGACGAGCCAGACCAAGTCCGGCACGCCGCTGCAGTACGTTCCGTTCCTGACCGAGGCCCGCCGGGCCGAGCTGCGGGCGCTGAACATCTACACGGTCGAGGCGCTGGCCGCAGTTGACGGCCAGGAGCTGAAGAACCTCGGCATCAACGGCCGCGATCTGAAGAACAAGGCGCAGGAGTACATCCAGCAAAGCCTGACGCACGCACCCAACACGCAGCTGCAGGCCGAGCTGGACGCGCTGAAGGCCCGCAACGCGATCCTCGAAGAGGACACCAAGCTGCTGAAGTCGCGGCTGCCGGCCGGCGACGAGCCGGACGATCCGTTTGCCAACATGGATCTCGACCAGCTGCGCGAGTTCATCACCACGGCGACCGGCCACGCACCGCACGGCTCGCTCGGCCGCAAGGTGCTGGTGCGGATGGCATCCGAGGCTCAGAAGCGGGCGGCCTGACATGACGCTGCTGACGGTCACGCGAGAGGTCTGCGCGGCTGTCGGCGTCAGTCTGCCGACGTCGGTGTTCTCGGGCATCAACGCCAACCGCACGATGCAGGAGATGCTCGCGCTCGCCAACGAGATGGTGCAGCGGATCGGCTACGACACCCGCGACTGGACCGGCCTGACCGAGATCCAGACGTTTACCGGCAACGGCACGGTGACCGCCTTCCCTATGCCGGCCAACTTCAAGCGTATGCTCAAGACCTCGGAGGTGTGGCGGTCGGACTCGATGAGCGCACCGATGCGTTTCATCGCCGACCCCGACGAGTGGCTGCAGCGCCGTATGCGCGTCCACGCCGACACCAGGGGCGAGTGGACGATCCAGAAGAAGACCATGCTGATCTACCCGGCAATGGCCGCCGGCGTCACCGCCAACTTCATGTACCTGTCGCGCAACCTTGTGCAGCTCTCCAGCGGCGGTGGCGGCGTCGGCGACGTGTTCATGGCCGACAACGACACCGGCATCCTCGACGAGCGTATGCTCAAGCTGGGGATGATCTGGCAGTGGAAGGCCAACAAGGGCGCACCTTACGCCGAGGACATGGGCAGCTACAGCGATGCGCTGACCAACAACATGGGATCTGATCGGCCGGCGCCGACCTTCGTCGGCCATGCGCCGATCTCGGCCGCCGCCAAGGTTGCCATCCCGTGGCCTGCCAGCTGGGGGCCGCAACCATGAGCCAGCACATGGCGTTCCGGCGCCAGCCGGTGCCGCAGCAGGTGGCGCAACGGCATCAGGCGATGACGGTGCCGGCGCCGACCCGCGGCATCATCGAGAGCGAGAACTTCTCGTTCATGCAGCCGGGCGCTGCGATCATCTGCGACAACTGGGCGCCGACCATGCGCGGCGTCAAGCTGCGCGGCGGCCACATCCGCTGGTGCGTGCTGCCGGATCCGCTGCCGGTGCTGTCATCGTTCGAGTATGCCAGCGGCAACGTGCAGTACATGTTCGCCGCGCAGCAGACCAAGCTGTACGACGTCACCGCCGCGACGCCGGTGCTGGTCAAGGGTGGCCAGCTGTCCGGCAACTACAGCGCCGCCCAGCTCGCGACCGCGGCCGGCGACTTCCTCACCGCGGTCAACGACGCCGGCGACCCGCCGCTGCGGTTCAACGGTGCGACCTGGATCACCATCACCGACATCACCGGCGGCCCGCCCGGCCAGCATCTCGTCTACGTCTGGAAGTACCGCAACCGGCTGTTCTTCATCGGCCTCAACTCGATGGACGCTTGGTATCTCGGCATCGACAGCATCGGCGGTGCGCTGCAGAAGATACCGCTCTCGGGCGCCGCGACCAAAGGCGGCAAGCTGCTGTTCGGCGCCAGCTGGTCGATCGACGCCGGCGACGGCATCGACGACAAGTGCGTGTTCGCCACCGACCAGGGCGAGCTGCTGATCTTCACTGGCAGCAACCCAAGCGACCCGAACAACTGGCGCCAGGAGGGTCGCTACCAGATCCCGCCGCCGATGGGGATCAACGCCCACATCGCGCTCGGCGGCGATCTGCTGATCGCCACGGTCGACGGCATCGTGCCGGTCAGCGCCGCCATCACCAAGGACGCCGAGCAGCTCGACCTTGCGATGATCAGCCACAACATCCGCTCGCTGTGGCGCACCGAGGCGATCGCCAAGCGGACGTGGCAGTGGACGATGAAGCGCTGGGACGAGTACGGCGGCATGTTCGTCACATGGCCCGGCGGCACGCCCGGCAGCCAGTACTGCGCCATCGTCAACACCGGCACCGGCGCCTGGGCGCGGTTCACCGGCTGGGATGCGACCTGCTTCATCCGGCTACGCGGCGACATGTTCTTCGGCACCCAGGGCGGCGTCATCATGCAGGCCGACCGCACCGGCTACGACGACGGCCTGCCCTACGTTGCCAGCCTGCTCGGCGGCTGGGGCATGTTCGGCCAGCAGGCGCAGACCAAGACGTGGTCGCAGGCGCGCGCCTCGTTCGCCGCCCGCGCCGGCGAGCCGTTCCAGCCGCAGCTCGGCAGCTGCGTCGACTTCGTCATCGCCATGCCGCAGCCGCCCTCACCCGGCGTCGACCCTGGCATCCTCGACGTCTGGGACCAGGGCAAGTGGGGGCCGGACCTGGGCGGCCCGCCGCCGCCGGTGCCGACGCCGCCGCAGCGGGCGGCCTACGCGCAATGGGATCAACCGGCCGCCGGCAAGCCGGTGGTCCGCAACACCGGCTGGGTGTCGATCGGCTCGACCGGCTACAGCCACGCGCTGACCGTGCAGGTGACGGTCGCCCAGCAGGCCAAGCCGGACGTCGAGCTGATCGCGATCGACGCCTTGTTCTGGCCGGTCGGCACCGACGTGTAGGAGCACCCATGCCCGACGCACCCGTTCCAGTCCCACCCCAGTTCGCCGACCCGGCGGCGCCCGGCGGGCTGTTCGACACCTACAACGCGCAGGGCGCGCTCGGCGGCATGTTCGCGCCGGCCTACATCCGCGGCCACACCCCGAGCGAGCAGGCGGTGGCGGCGTGGCAGCAGGATCGCCGGCCGGGCCAGGACATCATCGAGCAGTCGCGGATGCCGAACCTGTACGTCGACCCGGCCAGCAATCCGACGCTCGGCGGCGGCGACGTCTACGGCAACGGCATCAAGCAGAACCTGACCTTCGGCGACCCGCGCGGCATGGTCGACCCCGAGGCGCTGCGGGTCGCCGCGCAGGGCGGCAAGTACGATCTGGAAGGCCGCCGCAACGCGATCGCGGCGCGGCTCGCCGAGAACGCCCGGCTGCAGGCGCCGAAGAGTATCATGGGCGACGCCGGCGCCGGCGCCGCGACCGGCGGCTGGGGCAACCCGATGTCGCCGGACGAATACCGCCGCTACATCGGCGACTGGTCCGGTGGCGGCTACACCTGAGGTGACTGATGCTGCGCTATGTCTACGGCCAGGACCAGCTCGTCGCGCACGCAGTGGCGCAGCTGATCCCGCACGTCGGCTCTCTGGGCTTCGGCGTCAACGCCAAGGCGATCGGCATCATCGATGAAGAGGGCCGGCTGATCGGTGGCCTTGTCTATCACAACTACGACCCCTACGCCGAGATCATCGAGATCTCCGGCGCCGCCACGCATCCGCGCTGGCTGACCCGCGGCACGATCGCCCGCATGTACCAGTACCCGTTCATCACCTGCGGCTGCCAGATGGTGTTCCAGCGCACGCCGGCCGACGACGAGCGGCTGCTCGGCCAGCTCGCCGCCTACGACTACAGCTTCGTCAATGTGCCGCGCATGTTCGGTCGCGAGCGCGACGGCGTGCTCTGCACGCTGACGGTCGAGGACTGGGCCAACAATCGCTTCAACAAGCGGCTCAAGCACCATCAGATCGAGATGGACGCGCCGCAACAGGAGGCTGCCTGATGCCGATCTATAGTGCCGGTGGACCGGCGATGAGCGGCGGTGGTGGCGGTGGCGGTGCCAGCGTCAACAACGTGCGCGATGCGATCACCCAGGCCCTGATGAACGTGCAGAACCCGCAGCCCCGGACGCAGATGCCGCCCGGTATGCCGGGCATGGGCGCACCGCCGCCGCCCGGCGGGATACCGGGCGCCGGCGGGCCGATGCAGCCAGGACAGATGCCGGGCATGGGCGGGCCGCCGCAGCAGCCGGGCATGGCGACACAGGCGCCACCGATGCCGGGCGCACCGCCTCCAGGCGGCGGCTTCGGCGGGCCGCCGCAGATGCAGCCGCCGATGTCCGGCGGCGCACCAGTGCCGCCGCCGCCGCGGGTGCCGAACTTCGTCGGCCAGCCGCCGGTCGATCCAACGGTCGGCACGCAGATGCCGACAGGGCCAGGACAACTGGGACGCTACTGACATGGGCAAGCCGGATCCTCCAGCTGCACCGAACCCGGTCGACACCGCACGCGCCTCGACGTCGACCAACGTCGCGACGTCGCTGGCCAATGCGTTCCTGAACAACACCAATCAGGTGACGCCGGAAGGCTCGCTGCGCTACGACGTCACCGGCAACTACAACTGGCTCGACCCGTACACCAATCTGAACGTCAACATCCCGACGTTCACGGCGACGCAGCTGCGCTCGCCGCAGTCGCAGGCGATCGAGGACCAGAACCAAGCGGCGAAGTACAATCTCGCCGGCATGGCCAACGCGCAGAGCGCGCGGCTGTCATCGCATCTCGCCAGCGACATCAATCTCGGCAATGCGCCGGGCGCCGGCGATCCGAACATGATCACCGGCGTGCCGCAGGCACAGACGACGTTCGGCGACGACGGCTACCAGCAGCAGATGACGCTGCGCGGCACCGGCCAGCAGCAGCGCACCTTCGGCGACGCCGGCGACATCACCCGCAGCTACGGCCCGCAGGACGACTTCTCATCTGACCGTCAGCGCGTCGAGGACAGCCTGATGTCGCGGATGAACCCGCAGCTCGCCCGCGAGCGCGGCAACATCGAGCAGCGGCTCGCCGACCAGGGCATCCGCTACGGATCCGCCGCCTACACCTCGGCGATGGACGACTACAACCGGCAGGCCAACGACGCCCGGTTCGGCGCGGTCAGTCAGGCCGGCTCCGAGCAGCAGCGCATGATGGACATGGCGGCGCAGCGTGCCGGCTTCCAGAACGCGGCGCAGCAGCAGGCCTACAATCAGGCGCAGGGCCGCGGCACGTTCGCCAACGAGGCGCAGCAGCGCGACTTCGAGCAATCGAACGCCGAGGGTCAGTTCTGGAACGCGGCGCAGCGCGATCGCTTCACGCAGGAGGCCGCCCGTGGCGAGTTCGCCAACGCCGGCCTCGCGCAGCAGATGGCGCAGGGGCAGGCCGGGTTCAACGCGCAGAACATGGCGCGCAATCAGTACATGAACGAGCAGTATGCGATGCGCAACCAGCCGATCAACGAGATCAGCTCGTTGCTCAGCGGCTCGCAGATCAACAATCCGAACTTCGTCAACACGCCGAACAATCAGATCCCGACCACCGACGTCGCCGGGCTTATAAACACTCGCTTCAGCCAGGACATGGATGTCTACAAGCAGGAGAGCCAGAACAGCAACGCGCTGATGGGCGGCATCTTCGGCATGCTCGGCGGCATGATGAAGATGTCGGACGAGCGCACCAAGGAGAACATCACGCCGATGGCGACGGTGTTCGCGGCCGGCGATGACGGCGATCGCAAGGAGCTGCCGATCTACGAGTACAGCTACAAGGCCGACCCGAGCAGCGCGCGACACGTCGGGCCGATGGCGCAGGACGTCGAGAAGATCAACCCACGGGCGGTCGCGAAGGACCGCCGCGGCATCCGCCACATCAACACCGGCATGGTGATGGGCAGCATCCTGAAGGCGGCGTGACATGGCACTGATCGACAGCGACACGATCCCGTTCATCTTCGGTGGCAACGCCGAGGCACCGACGCTGGAGGAGTTGAAGCGCCGGCGGGCGATCGCCGCGGCGATCGCGGCCAGCAAGAAGGGCTTCCCCAAGACCCTGGGCGAAGGCCTGACCTACTTCGGCGAGAGCCTGGGAGAGGCGGTGCGCGACTGGCGCGACCGGCAGGCCGAGGAGAGGTTCAAGCAGGGCGACCGGGCGATCCAGACCGGGGCGCCACCGGCGACGACGCCGGCAGCACCCGGCAGCAGCACACGCGGCCCCGGCAGCAGCACACGCGGCCCCGGCGCCGTGCCGGCGCCGCGGCCGGTGCCGACCGACAAGGCGGTGCTGACCGACCCGGCGCTGATCATGCCCGACAGCGACCCGGCCCTGGCCTCCGGCCAGTTCAACCCGGTCGAGGGCAGCATCATGTCCTACAGCGGCGAGGGGCCGTCCACGGTCAAGAACGTGGCGCCGGTTTACAACGCCGACAGTGCGGCGCCGGCGCCGGTGACCATGGCGCCCAGCCCGACCCAGTACCCGATCGAGCAGGCGACGATCGCCGAGGACCAGAGCAGCATCGCGCCGCCGTACCAGCAGGCGGCGCTGCCCGAGATCCCCGGTGCGGCCAAGGACGCGCTCCGTGCCGAGCTGCTCGCCAAGAACAACACCGTGGTGCGCGATCGGATCGCCCAGGCGCTGGTCAGCCCGCAGCATGAGGCCAACCGGGCCGGGGCGATGACCGATCAGGCGGCGCTGCCGCCGATCCAGCAGGCGGCCTACACGCCGCCCGAGCCGCCGGCCCAGGCGCCGGCGCCGGCGCCGGTGGCGCAGACCGCGGCCGACATCCCGTTCGAGGGGCCGATGGACGACCCGCGCAAGGTGGCCTGGGAGAAGGCGATCTCAGGGATCGAGAGCGGCGGCTCCCGCAATCCCTACGGCGAGGTCGGCGTCCCGACCAAGGGCGGCCGGGCGCTGGGTAAGTTCCAAGTCATGTCCGACGAGATCGGCGACCGCACCGAGGCATCGCTCGGCTACCGCATGACGCCGCAGGAGTTCCTCAACAACCCGAACGCCCAGCACACCCAGTTCCGGCAGCAGTTCGGCGACGCCGTCGCCAAGTACGGCGAGGAGGGTGCCGCCCGCAACTGGTATGGCGGCGACCGCGGCATGTACAACCTCGGCGCCACCGACGCGCACGGCCGGCTGACCGTGCGCAGCTACGGCGAGGACTTCATGCGCAAGCTGCAGGCCGCCCTGGGTAGCCCCCAGGATGGCCCGGCGCCGGCCCAGGCGCGGGCACCGGCTGCGCCGCAGGGGCCGCCGGTCACAACCCTGGCCGTCCGACCCAGCCCGCTCATGGACGAGCAGCCTGCCGTGCCGCAGCAGGCAGCTGCTCCAGCCACGCCCGAGGACACCGCCCAGGACCGCCTGCTGCGGGAGGTGGCGCTTGGTGCCGGTCGGCCCAGTCTGCTCGGGCGTGGCGCTACTGCCTCCCGCGGCGACGTCCAGAACGACGCGGCGCCGCTCGGCCGGCTCGGCACGATCGGCTCGGCCAGCCCGAGCCTCGACGCCGACGTCGCCGCCCGGCGCAACGCGATCACCGACACGCTGCTCAATCAGCAACAGCAACAGCCCCCGGCCCCGGCGGTGCCGGACCCGGACCCTACCGTGGCGGGACCGACTACGGTCCCGGCTTCCCCGACGACTGGGTCTGAGCGGCCGGTGCAGCTGGCCCAGGCCGGCCAGCTCGACCCCAGCATGTTCAACCCGGCCCCGCTCAGCGGCAGCACGATCGCGCCGGCGCCAGGGCCGCGCACACCGAACGATCGGATCACCAAGCCGCCGGGCACGCCACAGGACGACGGCTCGGACCTGATCGCGCCGCACCCCGGCGATCCGCCGATCGAACCGCAGCGCACGCCGCTCAGCCCGCGCGAGGCGTACTGGCGCAATGCCATGCGCAGTCCGCAAGCCAGTGAAACCACCCGGCAATACGCCGCGGATCAGGCGGCGCTGCTGGAGAAGGAGCGGGCCTGGACCGACGAGAAGAACTGGGCACGCTATGTCGACCAGCGCGAGCGCTGGCAGGCAGCCGAGCTGAAGCACCAGGAGACGTCGCGCGAGGCGCCGATGAAAAACCTCGAACGCAAGATCAAGTTCGCCGACGAGGCCAACCAGCCGGCGATCGCCGGCAAGCTGCGCGAAGAGCTGGCCAAGATGCAGCGTGAGAATAGCCCAGACTATGTGCAGCGCGAGCGCGAGAAGGCTATCGCCGACCTCGCAGAGAAGCAGCGGCAAGCCACCAAGCCGGACACGCTGGCGGCTGGCGGCACGCAGTTCGAGCGACCCTATGCGCCGCCCGGCACGCCGCAGCAGCCCTATGCGGTGCCACCCGGCGCACCGCAGCCGAAGAAGGAGGAGATGACCGCCGACCAAGCCCATGCGCAGGAGTTCGTGCAGCGGGTGCGGCCGGACCTGCATCTGCTCGACAACGAGCTGCAGATGGGCAAGGCGCTGACCGTCCCGGCCGAGCGGTTGCGTGACGTGCCGCTGATCGGCAACCTGACGGCGTCGGACGCCTACCGGCGCTCGAAAGCCGCGATGAACAACTTCGAAGGCGGCTTCATGCAGCGCACCAGCGGCGCCGCGGTCAACCCGAGCGAGGCGGCCCGTAACCTGCCGGCCTACCTGCCGGCGGTCGGCGACACGGCGCGGGATCTGGCCGACAAGTCGGCCCGCCGGCACCGCTTCGTCGACGCGGTCGAGGCCTCGTCCGGCCAGCAGGGGCAGGCGGCGATCCGGGCGGCGCTGCAGGAGAGTTCCGACCACCTCTACGCCCGGCAGCTGGAGAAGCCGCCGGTCAGGGTGTCGAAGCCGGGCGACGAGCTGATCCTGCCGCCAGGGCAGCGCTTCATCTCGCCGGACGGCCGCGAGCTGACGGTGCCACGGCGCCGGATCGGTGGTGGCCTGTGAGCTACTGGGACCAATACGACACCACGGTGCCGAAGCCGCCGCTGCCGCCGGACATGACCAACCCGGCCGAGGTGCCGATCACCACGCCGCCGCCGGCGCCGCCCGAGCCGCCGGACAAGTACATGCAGGACGCGATCGCCCGCCGCGACGCGCTGCTGCGCAAGGGCGTGCCG